CTTATCTAGGATCGTCTCATACATCTTTTTAATAGTTGTTCGATGATAACCGAATTGTTTTCCAAGCTTGGTCCACTGAAACCTATTTGCTCTTAACCATAAAAGCTTACGAGCTAGTCTTGGATTGTCTGATACATCTTTATCTACTTCCATTAAAATATCTAAAGCTAAACTATACCTTGTCATCTGTCTTGGTGTTGCACGTAAAACTAACTTAGGCTTATCATAAAAACCTAAATCTTTTTTATCATAACAATAATCTAAAATCTTATACATTGACGGACAGTTTCTATTATGAGGCTTACTGATAAATCTTTCAGCATAAGCAGCATCATCAAGTATATCAGTGATATAACAAATGAGCTTTACTTTTTCTTCAACGATCTGTTCTAAACTTTTTTGCATTGCGAAGTACCCACGGATATTGCAGGTCTGTTTCCTTTAAATTATTAAATTGATCTTCAGGTAATTCCAGCAGCAGATCCAACAATTCGTATTGATCCAGCTTTGGATATAAATATTTTATTTTAACTTCTTTGTTTGAAAGATGATCTCGTAAATGTTTCCATCCTTTACTAGCATTAAATCTTTGGAAGCCGATAGACTTTATAAAAACTTTATGTCTTGGCATATCGAAAACAAGAAACTTACCATTGTCTCTAATTTTAATTAATGGTTCACCACCTACTCTAACTCTAGTCATCCTTGCTAGACTTAGCTGCACTTGTTCAACACTCATTTGAAACTGACCAGCTATATCTACTAATCGAATAAAGACTGTAAATGTTTTAACATTAAACTGACGGCAGCAATGTTGATAGATCCTAAAGTCATCATCCTGCAGGCGCAGCTCATTTAAAACTAAAGGATCAGATAGATAAAAAGTTGACATAATTTTGTTGGCGGATGAATTGATTACCGCATTTGTTTTGTTGTATTTTTCGAATTAAATAATCTTTGTTTTCACAATCAGGTCCGTGAGATTTCAAAGCCATATGCTCAAGGAACTGCAGCATCTGATCAGGTGTAAGATTACGCCATCGTTTATCTGAATGAGGAAAGATCCTATTGATGTCGAACCTAATTACATTTCTAAATTGAGTGCTTTCATCGACCGTATAAAAGAACTCATAAAAAGGTATCTCAGCTGCCTGAGCTAGAAATACATATGGTCTTTGCTGCCAGTGAGATTTGCCTCTAAAATTAAAGTCTTTATTATAGATAGTATCAGCTAGGAATAATGGCTTGGCGCAGGCTGGACAAGTACCAACTACATCAATATCAAAGTAGTTAATTCCATCGTGTTGCTCTCTGTGCCAGTGTGAAAAAGGCGATACTTGTTGGTCAAAATACTGTTTTCTAGGCATATTTTTAGCGATTATTAAACGAGGCTTATTTGTCAACTAAAATTATGGTCAAATTTGACTTGAATTTTGGTAATAATATATTATCTAATACTCTATTATATGAGTAAAAAAATCTCTATCACTTGGAGTAAAGCTCCACCAAAAGAAGTAGCAGGCAAGCTTGAATACTACGAAATAGATTTACATCAAAGCTATGGATTATTAAGTGATCCTGATAGACAAGATTACGCTCAAGTTAAAACACATTTCTCATATTCAATTGTAAAAAATGGAAAGTTTTTTCCTGAAACACAAACAAGAACACGTACTGTTTATGGTCCTCCAAATGAGGTGTACGATTACCATATGAAGAATGCCAACGCATCAAAAGAAATGTTTGTAAGAGCTTGGCAAGTAGCAAAAGATAGAGATTTAAGTAGCCTTACAGTTTTTCCATACAAGCCTGCATATGTTAATGAAAAAATATCTGAAGAAATAAATAAAACTTATTATGGTGGCGCAAAAGAATTTGCAGAAAAAGCAGGTAAAGATTATTCAAATGTATTTAAAGAATTAAAAGGAACTAGAAAAATTTCTTTGCAGCAAGCAATAGAATATGCTGAAGTTTTAAAGTGTGATCCAGTAGATTTACTGTTTGAAAAATTAAGAACTAAAGTGTGGGCAAGTGTTAATTTCTTAAATAGAATTGGAACATCAACTGGTTATAACTATCAAGCTGGTCAATTAAAATTTTATGATGAAGATAAATTTACAACTGTTCCTCGTCACATATGGCGACCTGATATTAGATGTGTGACTGTAAGAAGTGAAGGATCTTTTTTAGATAGACAACATTTATTTTATTATAAGTCTAAAGATAAACAACCACCGAACTGCCACGGCAAACTTTGTATGGTTGGTGTTGATATTATAATTGATGGCATCGCAGATTTTAGAGAATACTTTGTTGGAATTTATGAACAAGCTTTAGGTGGTAAAATTAATCTTGCTAATCCTGATCCGTTTTCAAAACATAGATACATTTTAAAAGACGTAGAAAATATTTTTGCAGTAGCTCCAATTGTTGCAGTTGTAAATCCTCTATTGTTAGATGATAGAGATAGAAAAGAACAATTAGAAAATTATCCTAAGCTACAAGAATTATTACATAAAGAAACAGTCAAACAAATGAAAGAGCAAGCTCGTATGGTTAATAAGTTTGATCAGATAGAGGAGCTGCAAGCAAGACAAAAAGAATTAGAAGCAAGAATGAGAGAAGAAATAAAATTAATGGAAAGAAATATTGAATTAGAATACAAGGCGAGGAAAAAAAGAGCGTGACTATAAGTGCTAAGAGAAGATTACTAACAAGGTTTGAGGCAAGTAAATTGACTGGATTACCTGAGCGTTCTTTAAAACATATGGTTTCTAAAAATTATAAATTTATAAAACCTCCTCACAAAACAATTGGTAAGACAACTTTCTACGGACCTGAGGATCAATTAATTGCTTGGTTTAGATCAGACTTAAAAGCAAAACCTGAGAACAACAAATCACAATCAGACAAATCGAACACAAAGATCAAAAGGATCAAATAACATAGATCAGTGGTCAAGCTTGACCATAAGTATTGTTTTTTTATTTTAAAAGAATACTTACGATTTAATGTTATTAAAAAATAATTTATTAGAAGATCCGCTAAGCGAGAAAGCTTTACCGTTGTTTGCTAAGAAGCTTAACATCAATCACTTCTCACCTACTCAATTCTCAATACCTGATGGAAACTGGTTGTTTAAATATTTAGTTCTTACTCAAGAACAAAGAAGAGCTTTACCATCTAACAGTCAAATGAAAGCTGGTGTTGCAGTCAATAATGTTTTGCAAAATCATTTAGCAGATACGATTTGGAAGTTTGGTCCATTAAAAAAATTAACTCCAATGATCAATCAAAAGAAAGATAAAGATAAGCAGGAGCTGATCCACGAAGAACTACAAGAATTTAGAAATCATATTGCGAACGATGATAAGGACCAAGCTAAAAAAGAAAAATATCAAGATGAAATATTTGCAGTATGTACACACGGTTTCTCAGCGCTTGAGAAGTTAGGCGTAGCAACCACATATCCTATCACTTGTGAAGAACAGATCTCAATAACTCAGGAAGTTTCGTCCTTGTTTCTTTCTATAGTTGGAAGAACTGATTTTACTTTTGGTGGCGTGCGTGAAAAGGAAGGTGTAATCGATGCACCTATTCCTGCAGGCATCATTGAGATAAAAACTCAATGGTCAAAAGTAGGAAAGATCAAGAAAAGTGGTGAGCGTTCTTTTATTAGTTTGTCCGCTCCAGCTACGCCTAGTTATAATCACCTAATCCAATGCGCAACTTATGCAGCTCACTATAATTATGAAGTACCAGTCTATTTAGTTTATCTAAACAAGAACGATTATAAAATTTTTGATAGCAGCAACTGCTCAGGTCTAACAGTAGAAGGTCTTAAAAAGAATTTTCAAAATATGGTTAATGTATTTAAGAGAAGAGAAAAACTTTTATCTCAATACGAAAACCTAGATCCACAACAAATCATTGAGAACACTGCAGCAATGATAGATCCAATGTTCGACCATCCTTATTGTTGGCACGGTATTGGTGAAGAGAATTTAATAGCAGCAAAAAAATTATGGAACATAAATTTATAAAGGAACTGCACCAACAGATGCACAAAGAAAAGAAATTTAAAAAGTATTTAATCGAAGCACTAAAGCTTTCGATCATTGTCATAATCATAGGAGGTTTTATATGGCTAGTAAAATAATACCTGATGACTTGATCACCACTATTAACGATTTCAAATCTACGTCTAATGGTCAGATGATTAATATTCACGGTAAAGATTATGCAACTGTAGCTCATCGAGTAGCAGTGTTGCGTAGAAATCTTGGAGCTAAGCTCAGCATAACAACTGAAGTAGTTTCAATTGATGAAAATAATGTAGTTGTAAAAGCAACTGGTTCTTTGAACGGAGTTGTTGTTGCAACTGGACACGCTGAAGAGAACAGAAAAGCAAGTAGGATCAACACCACGTCTGCCTTAGAAAATGCAGAGACAAGTGCAGTTGGTCGTATGGCTGCTTTCTTAGGTGTCACAAACGATAATATCGCCTCGGCTGAAGAGGTAAGTCTTGCTATCGAGCAGCAAGATAAAAAGCTGCAAGCAGCAATGAAGGAACTGAAAGCAGTTTCTCACGCAGGCAGCTATCAACAGTGGTTGACTAACTACAAAACTTTCTTAGCGGATTTGAAAAGTAAAAATCCAATTGGCTATCAAGGTTTTATGGAGCAATTCACTTCAATTAAAAATCAACTCAAATCTAAAGGAGTATTACAATAATGAGTGATGAAATAAAAAAAGAGCGAAAGCAATTAGGCTTAGCTATTCCAGTGACCAATAAGGCAAAGGCTTCAAGCTATGACCTTAAAGGTAATATAATAATAGACGGCAAGTCATATAGATTTGGCGCTTATAAATCTCAAGCAAGTGGTAATGGTAAGATGGCAGCTGGTCAAGACTACTATTACTTTCACAGAGTAGAACCAATGGATGAAGCTGCTGGTGGAACAACTGCTGGAGCTGCAACTGATTTTAATCCTGCGGAATTGGAGGCTTAAAAATGGATGCTGATAAATTCAAGTCTGTTGCAATAAATATAAAAACATACCGATTGCTTGAAGAGTTATCGCAAAAGAAATTCGAGTTGCCAATCAGTATGTCTAAAACAGTCGAGTTCTTTATTCAAAAAGGACACGAGGAGTTCAAGAGCGATGCAAATAGAAAAGCTAAGTAAAGAACTCAAAGCAATTCGGAAAATAAAATCCGATGAGTACGGACCGTTCAATAAAAAGATGCAAGCAATTGCAGATGTATGGTCCGTGCTGATTGGAAAAAAATTAAGACCTCATCAGGTCGCTTTGATGTATGCGATGGCAAAGATCATCAGAGCAAACAATGAATACAAATACGATAGTTATATTGATGCAATCAACTACTTGGTTCAAGCAGATGAAATTCACCGAGAAGATGTCTCGGAATTGGTCGATAGCTACTTTCCAACAACAACGAAAGAGGATGTCTCTGTATGAGTTTGAGTTGGAATGGGAGTTTTGCGGATTTAGCAATTCAAAAGATGCAGAAAAATTTTACGAGGTTTATTTAGATGACCTTCAAAAAAAGAAATCAGAATAACGTAGTTCTTTTTAAAAAAGGTGTCGAGAATAAACAAAAGACAGAAGCTGAAGATAGACTGCGGATGGTCATAGGATCTATCGATGCAAAGATGCAGCAATCATACTGGGATGCAATGGCGTTTGATGACGTGGAGTTGGAGCTGCTTTCAAATTTTGGTGAAACAATAAAGTTTCCAAGTGACAACACTGCAGCAAGAGTAGCTTCAGTATTAGCAACATACATACTTAAAACAAGAACGGAGGATTTTAGTTATGAGTAAGACAAGAGTACATAATTTATCACTACATAAAGATAAATTAAAAGATGAAACAGTTGGACCATATGCAGCTTTAGGTGGTCCTTTTTATGTAAAGAAAATTTTAGGTAAGTCTCATTATTTAATCAAAGCATCAGAGAGTTTCTATCACGAAGTCACTCCACAATGTTTTGAACAAACAATGAAGAGATCAACCATTTTGGACACTGCACAAATTAAGAAAAACTTGGAGGAGTTCAATGCGAAATAGAGCAAGAATTACACCTGAGGCTATCAAAGCAAATACAATAATAGGTAATAACCTGAGGTATATTAGGAATAGACGTAAGCTTACATTGCAAAAATTAGCTACGTTAGCAGGCGTTAGATACCAGCAGATCGGCAAGTATGAGCTTGGTGTAGATCAGATGTCAGCCTTCAGAGTGTTGCAATTCTCGCAGCTTCTAAAGTGTAAAATAAAATATTTCTTTGATCCAACATACATTGATCGAATGAATGGTTATCACAATGGCAAAGCTTTCTTTGCTGCTATGCCACCTGAGCTGCTTGATATTGATAAGCTGCAGGATGAGGTCCAGCGTGAGCTTGACTGGATTGATTATGAGGACGCTAGAAAAAAAGTATTAGCGGAGCGAAATGTTTAGATGGCTAAGATTCTTAAAATTGAAACTGGAACTGTTGATGTTGTTGTCACTTCAG